ACGGTATGGAAATCACCGAACCCGCCGTTGCAAAAATGCTGTATGACGATAAGGTGAATGTTGCTGATATAGAATCGAATAACGGCGGGCGTGGTTTTGCCCGGAATGTTGGTTCTATTCTTCAAAGCAAGTATCACAGCAACAGAACGGTTATACACCCGTTCTTCCAGTCAAAAAACAAACAATCCCGCATACTGTCCAACAGTACATGGGTTATGGAACACATATATTTTCCGCAAAATTGGGCTGACCGCTTCCCTGACTACTACACAGCTATGAGCCGATACCAAAAAGAGGGAAAGAACGCACATGACGATGCCCCCGATGCAACAACGGGCATAGCTGAAAAGGTTGGTTGCGGTGAAGCGTTCAGTTTCGACTAAAAATAACACATTAGTAACAAAAAGCCTTGAAATCATAGTATTTCGGGGCTTTTGTCTTTATTATGCGATAGAAAGAAGGTGAAAAAGGTGAGCCTGATTGACACATTGGCGGTCAAAGTATCGAACCTGATTTTGCAGGGTGCAGATATGAGCGATAAGCAGTTCTTTGAACGGGAAATTCAGAAGTGGAAGAACAGCCCGCAGCGTATCATGCAAATCAAAGGGCATTTGTACTATGACAATGAACACGATATTTTGCACCGAAAGCGAATGATGATCGGTGAGGGCGGCAAGCTGGAAGAAGTGGATAACCTACCCAACAACCGCCTGATTGATAATCAGTATGCAAAGCTGGTGAACCAAAAAGCAAACTACCTTTTAGGTCAACCCTTTGCCATTGAGGGCGAAAATCAGCAGTATGTTGAACTTTTGAAAAAGGTGTTCAACAAGCGTTTTATGAAAACCCTGAAAGCAGCAGGAAAGGCAATGCTGAACAACGGTATCTGTTGGTTGTACCCTTATTACACCGAAACGGGCGAATTTTCCTTCCGAATGTTCCCCGGCTATGAAGTGCTTCCTTTTTGGAAGGACACGGAACACACCATTCTTGAAGCGGCTGTCCGCTTGTATTTGGTGGTTGGGTATCAGGGTACAACGCCCGTGCTGATTGAAAAGGTTGAAATCTACGATTTGAACGGTGTTCACCGCTTCATTTTGGACGGTTCAACCCTTATTCCTGATTTACAGGGTGTTGATGATAACACTTCCCCATACACCACAACCACGGGTGAGGACGGGAACGCCCTTTCCCTGAATTGGGCGAAAGTTCCCCTGATCCCGCTGAAATACAATGAATGCGAAATTCCGCTTTTGAAGAAGGTGAAAACCCTTCAAGACGGTATCAATGTTATGCTGTCCGACTTTGAAAACAATATGCAAGAGGACGCACGAAACACCATTCTTGTATTGAAGAACTATGACGGAACGAATTTAGGGGAATTCCGAAAGAACCTTGCAACATACGGTGCGGTAAAGGTTCGCTATGATGGGGAAACCAAAGGCGGCGTTGAAACCCTTGAAATCAAAGTCAATGCTGAAAACTATAAGGCTATCATTGAAATCTTCAAGAAAGCCATTATTGAGAACGGCATGGGCTACGATGCAAAGGATGATAGGCTTTCCGGCAACCCCAACCAAATGAATATTCAATCCATGTATTCAGACATTGATTTGGATGCTAATGACATGGAAACAGAGCTGCAAGCAGCTTTTGAAGAAATCCTTTGGTTTGTGAACGCCCACCTTGCCAATACCGGGCAGGGCAACTTTGACGGTGAGGAAGTCAACATTATCTTCAACCGGGACATTCTTATCAACGAGAGTGAAGCAATAGATAATTGTCAGAAGTCCGTTGGTATTCTTTCCGATGAAACTATTGTTGGTATGCACCCGTGGGTTGATGATCCGCAGCTTGAACTTGACCGCTTAAAGAAGCAGAAAGAGGAACAGCAGGCAGAATTTGAAGCCCAGCAATTCAACCCGTTTGCACCACAGCAGCAGAAGGGCAACGCCCCGCCTGATGATGAAGGGGGTACGGTGAATGAATAACGCTGAATACTGGAAGTTGCGGTTTGAACAGCTTGAACAGGCGCAGAACCAAAAGGGCGTGAAAGCCTATGCTGATATTGAACGGCAGTATAAGGAAGCCCAAAAGCAACTTGAAGGGCAGATTGCCCGCTGGTATCAGCGTTTTGCAACCAACAACGGAATTTCCCTTGCGGAAGCACGGCAGTATTTGAAAGGTGCAGACCTGAAAGAATTTAAGTGGGATGTGCAGGAATATATCAAGTACGGACAGGACAACGCCTTAAACAGCGGTTGGATGAAAGAACTTGAAAATGCTTCTGTAAAGTACCACATTTCAAAGCTGGAAGCCCTGAAAGTACAGACACAGCATAGCCTTGAAGTCATGTATGCAAAGCAGTTCGGCACTATGCACGGGGCTTTGTCGGATGCCTTTGAAAGTGGGTACTATCACACAGCGTATGAACTTCAACACGGGTTCAATGTTGGTTGGGATATTGCCGGACTGGATCAGGCACAGATTGAAAAAGTGCTTGCTAAACCGTGGGCGGCTGATGGGTACAATTTTTCTGAAAGAATTTGGGGAAACAAGAACAAGCTGATTTCGGAAGTTCACAACGAACTTTCCCGGAATATCATGTTGGGTGCTGACCCGCAAAAGGCTATTGATTCCCTTGCAAAGAAAATGAACACTTCCAAAAACAACGCCGGAAGGCTTGTAATGACGGAAGAAGCCTATTTCAGTTCAGCCGCACAGAAGGATTGCTTTGAAAGTTTGGGCGTTGAACAGTATGAAATTGTTGCAACGCTGGATTCCCACACTTCCGACATTTGCAGAAGCCTTGACGGGAAGCATTTTCCCATGAAGGACTATCAGCCGGGAGTGACCGCCCCGCCGTTTCATGTTTATTGCCGTTCAACAACCGTTCCATATTTCGATGAACAGTTTGACATTGGGGAACGGGCGGCGAGGGATGAAGAAACCGGGAAAACCTACTATATTCCCGATGATATGAATTATCAGGAATGGAAGGAAACCTTTGTTGATGGCGGTGACAAGTCCGGGTTTGATGTGCTGGACGATGGTTCAGCCCTTCACTACACCCACCATGAAGAACCTGAACCGCCGAAACCAAAGAAGGAATATTTGACAAAGAAGAAGCTGCAAGCGAAAATCGCTGATGCAGATGTTCAGCTTGAAGATTTGGAAGCCCAATTCAAGGGCGTTTCCGGGGGTTGGACATTCGATGAAGTTTTGAAGGACTTTGGAAGCCTTGAAGATTTCACGGATGGGGATGATCTTGCAAAGCTGAAAGACCTTCATTCACAGGTGGAAGCCATTGAAGCCCAAAAAGCAGAGTGGCAGCAGAAGTTGAATGAAAAGCTGATTGCAGAGCAGAAGAAAGCCCTTGCAAAACAACAAGTGGAACTTGAAGCACAGAAAGCCGCTGTTCAGCAACAGCTTGATGATTTCGAGGTCAAGACCTATTCCGGCATTTGGTATAACAAGGATGTGACAACCGCTGATTGGGCGGGGCTGAATATCGAGGGCAAGAAGAAGTATTATGAAGGGAAGTTCATTACCGAAACTGACCCCGATTTGATGCAGAAGTATCAGGATTTATACAAGCAGTTGGAAGAACTTGATACAGAGGGCAAAGGCTACGCTGACATTCAGAAAGAGTTGAAGCAAATTCAAAGCCAAATCACCAAAGTTCAAGCGGATTTGAAAAAACTTGAACAAGGTGGTATAATTGATTCGGTGGACGATGCCTTTTCGCAGGAACGCAAGGATGCCGCTATTTGGGCGAAAACAACCAAAGAAGCGGACGATGTTTTGCGTGATACTTGCGGTGAGGTTTGGCGCACTTCCCCACCGATTCAGAAAAATGCAATCTATGACTACACCCAAAGTTACCACAAGTTCAACGAACCGTTGCGTGGTATCGAATACGGCAGCGAAAAGTTCTTAGGTGTTGGAAATGTGGATTTAGACCAAATCGGCGTTTCCTATCAGGGTTGGAAGCCCGGTCAGATGCGGAAAGAAATAAACGCTATGACCGACATTATTTCCAAATCGACATATAAGGAAGATTTTTGGTTGCAGCGTGGTTGTAGATTTAAGGGCATGGACAAATTCTTCAATGTTCCTATGGATCGCTTGCAGAGCGCAACACAGGCAGAGTTGGAACAGTTGCTTTTGAATACAACACCGACTGAATACGGCTTTTGTTCTTGCGGCGTTGCCAAAGGCAAAGGGTTCAGTGGTGATATTATCCTGAATATTTACGCCCCTTCCGGCACACAAATGATGTATGTTGAACCGTTTTCGGCTTTCGGAAATGGCGGGGGTAAGAATTGGGATGGTATTGCAAAGCAAGGTTCTTTCGGTCAAGAATCGGAAATCATATTGCAGCAGGGAACAAAGTTCCGTGTGACAAAGGTTGAAAAAACACCCGGTATGATTTACATTGACCTTGAAGTGATTGAACAGACCCCGCAACGATAACAGAAAGAAGGTGGCTACATGGAAAAGAAAACATTGTCTGAACGCTATGCGGATGAAGTCCTTACCAGTAACGCCGCCTTGAACCATTATTCCCAATGTAAGGATTGCATTTTCAGGGATAAAAGGCTTGTAGGCGGTGAAGAGTGTGGATATGATAAATCTGTATGCCACATTTACGGAAAAATCAGTGCAGGACGAATAAACAAAACAACCCCTGATTTTTTCCCTTACACACCGATTGAACCCGGTGATAAGCCGAATGAGGTTTACAACAACACCGCAAATTGTGAGTATTACGAACAGGAAAAGCGGAAGAAATAAGCACTTTTGAAAGTTTATTTTCAAAGGTGCTTTTTTCATGCCATTTTTCAGGTAACAGCTATATCAAAGACCTTGAAAACAACGGTATATGCTGATTATATGAGGTCGATTTTTCAGAAAGGGGGTAACAGATATGATTGATTTGACAACCGTTGCACAGGCGGCACTTGTCCTTTTCGGTGCGGTGATTACAACCGTAATCGTTCCGTGCGTGAAGAAGAACACCACCGTTCAGCAGCAGAAGGAAATCATGGGTTGGGTGAAAATCGCTGTTGCGGCAGCAGAACAGCTTTACAAGGGTTCTGACCGTGGCGAGGAAAAGAAAGCCTATGTTTTGGACTGGCTGAACAAACAGGGTATCACGGTTGATACCGATAAGCTGGATGCCATGATTGAAGCGGCAGTTCACGAAATCCAGTAACCCCCGCAAATCGTCTTTTTCGTATTGCAGACGGTAAAGAACAAGGTTCATTGCGTGGTTCGTCACCCACGGTAAACAACGGAAATGAAAGGATGGTACAAAACTATGAAAAAAGAAGATTTGATTGCAATGGGGCTGACAGAGGAACAGGCAAAGAAGGTCATGGATTCCCTTGACGGGAATTTCGTTACCAAAGCCCGTTTCAATGAGGTCAACGAGGAAAACAAGACCCTGAAACAGTCTGTTGCTGATAGAGATAAGCAGCTTGAGGATTTGAAGAAGTCCAGCGGTGACAACGCCGAACTGAAAAAGCAGATTGAAGCCTTGCAGCAGCAGAACGCCGATCAGAAGAAAGCCCACGATGCGGAAATGGCACAGTTGAAGCTGGATAACGCCATTGATGCCGCCCTGACCGCAGCCGGAGCAAAGAACGCAAAGGCAGTTAAGGCGTTGCTTGACACTTCCAAAGTCAAACTTGGTGAGGATGGCAAGCTGACCGGGTGGGATGAACAGCTTACCGCCGTTCAGAAGTCGGATTCTTACCTGTTTGAAGCAAAGCAGCAGGGCAAGCAGACCTTCAAGGGATTTCAGCCGGGGGCTTCCGGTGGAGTAAAGCCGGGAACGAAAGTCGATATGTCCAAAATGACCTATGAGGAACTGGCGAACTATATCGAAAACAACCCTGATGCTGAATAACAAAATTCAAAAAAGTTCAAGAAAGGATTGAATAACGATGGCAAAATTTGATGCGAAAAGTTTTAATGAAAGAGCTTTCGGGAAGTATATGTCTGCTATCCCGAATGTGAAGCTGAATAAGCTGAAAGAGAGTAGGGCAATCGTTGCAGATCAGCGTTTGCGTGAAACCTTTGTCAACAACGGTCAGACGGGTACTGTTTACGCCGTTCTTCCCTATTTTGGGCTGATTGGCGGCGATGCACAGAACTATGATGGTGTTTCCAACCTTACCCCGGAAAAGACTGATACCTTTGAACAGGGTGTTTTCACTTATGGTCGAATGATGGGCTGGACGGAAGCGGATTTCTCCTATGATGTGACGGGCGGCGTTGATTTTATGGCGAATGTCCGTAATCAGATTAACCGCTATTGGAATGACAGAGATCAGGATACCATTCTTTCTATTCTGAAAGGTATCTTCGCTATGGGTTCCACTGGTACGGGCAATGTAAAGACCGCAAACGCCGCTTTTGTTTCTGCTCACACTTACGATATTTCCGCACCTTCTACGGATGCGGTGACTACGGATGCCATGAAGGTGAGTGCAACCACGCTGAACAGTGCAATTCAGCAGGCTTGCGGCGATAACAAGCAGAAGTTCAGCCTTGTTATTTGTCATTCCACGGTTGCAACCAACCTTGAAAACATGAAGCTGATTGCATACCTGAAATACACGGATGCAGAAGGCGTTGAGCGTGATCTTGGTATGGCAACTTGGAACGGCAGACTTGTTCTGATTGATGATTCTATGCCTGTTGAGGTCAAGAATGTGGGTTCTACGGGCGGTGATGTTTCCCTTTACACCACCTATATTCTTGGTGAAGGTGCAATCGGCTTTGAGCCTGTCGGTGCAAAAGTGCCTTACGAAATGGTTCGTGATGCAAAGACCCGTGGCGGTGAAGATACCCTTATTTCCCGTAAGCGCAACGCCGTTTCCGTGGCTGGCATTTCCTACCTGAAAGCAAGTCAGGCAACCAACAGCCCGACTAATGCCGAACTGGAAAACGGAAAGAACTGGTCGCTGGTAAGCAACGGTACGGATTGTATTGCACACAAGGCAATTCCGATTGCCCGCATTATTTCCCGTGGTTAAGTAAGGCGGTGATTCCCAATGCTGGATATGGTAAAGGAACGCTTGCAGTCTTTCGGATATGAAATTCAGGATGGTGATGAAATCATCCTGAATTTTTCTATTCAGAAGGTGGAAAACACTATCAAGAATGATTGCAATGTACCTTCTGTACCTGACGGATTGGTGAATATCGCTGTTGATATGGCGGTAGGTGAATTTTTAACGGCAAAGAAAACCTTTTCGCCGGATAGTATTGCAGGGCTTGATTTGGATTTTGCGGTAAAGCAAATACAGACGGGTGACACCAACACAGTATTTGCAACCGGGGAAGGAAGTTTGACCGCTGAACAGCGATTGAACAATTTCCTGAACTATCTTCTGACTTACGGCAGGGATCAGTTTTCTTGTTACAGGAAAATCAGATGGTAAAAGCAGTTGCAGCCGCCCGAAAAGCGGCACGAAAAGCGATTGAAAGCACCTATGAAGGTGTTTGCACCATTGTTGAACGCCGTGATATGCGGGATGAAGTAACCAAAATCACCCGCAAATCAGAAGTAACCGTGATTGAAAATCAGCCTTGCAAATTATCCTTTGAAAAGTTGAACGCCGTTGTTCAAACAGATGCAGCGGCGGCAATTTCCCAAAGTACAAAGTTATTCATATCGCCGGAAATCGTGATAAATGGGGGTTCAAAAATCATAGTGGAACAGGACGGAAGAAAAGCCGAATATTCCGCAAGTGGTGAACCCGCCATTTATTCCAGTCATCAAGAAATCATGCTTGAACTGTTTAAGGGGTGGGCTTGATTGGGTAAGATGGGCGGTTTTACGGCGGCAGATTTGAAAAAACTTCAAAAGCAGTTGAACAAAATTCAGCAGGGCAATGTTGAAGCGTTCATTGATGCTTGTGCAAAGGAACTTGCCGCCCGCCTACTTGCCAAAGTTATCAAGCGAACACCTGTCGGGCAGTACCCGAAAAGTTCAGGTAAAAAAGGCGGTACACTTCGCCGGGGCTGGACTTCCGCAACCCATGAAGAAGCCGCAAGCGGCAGCGGAAAAGGCAATGCGAAAGCATACGCTGATTCCCTGAAAATAAACCATTTTGGAAATACCGTTGTGATTGAGATTGTGAACCCGGTTGAATATGCTTCCTATGTGGAGTATGGACACCGAACAGCCAATCATCAAGGGTGGGTTCAAGGTCGGTTCATGCTTACGATTTCGGAACAGGAAATTCAGAACATAGCCCCGAAAGTACTTGAAAGCAAAATCAAAAAGTTTTTAGGGGAGTGCATGAAATGATAAATTCGATAATTGAAGGTATCAGCATTTCCTTAAATGCTGAATTTGGTGATAACTACACCACTTATACAGAAAGCGTTGAACAAGGTTTGAAAGAGCCTTGTTTTTTTGTGTTCTGTATCAACCCAACAAACCGTGTTTTCCTTGGGAAACGGTATTTCAAGACCAATCAAATGTGTATTCAGTATTTCCCGGTTGACAAAGACCGCAAGAAAGAGGAATGCAACGTCGTTTCTGAACGGCTATTTGATTGCCTTGAATATATCACCGTTTCCGGGGATTTGGTACGGGGAACAAAAATGAATGCTGAAATGGTGGACGGGGTTTTGAATTTCTTTGTGAACTATGATTTCTTTGTTCGCAAGGTTGAAGATACCGTTCCTATGGAAGAACTTTCGGAAAGCGTTTCCGTGAAAGGATAGGTGAAATAATGGCAGCACGAAAAAGCGCAAAACCCGCTGACGGTGAAGCGGCTGTTGTTGAAAGTAAATTTTCAAAAGAACAGTTGCTTTCCGCAAAGCGTTTTCAGGGTAGGAAGGACATTGTGAACGCCCTTCTGATGAAATACCCTGACACAGCCACTTTCACGGTGAATGCCGTGGAAGAAATGATTGAAAACTATATGAAAGGACGGGTGAAATAATATGGCTTTAGGCGGTGGAACTTTTGTGGTTCAGAACAAAAAGTTGCCGGGTGCATATATCAACTTTGTTTCGGCAGCTTCCGCTTCTGCAACCCTTTCTGAAAGAGGTATCGCAACGATGCCCCTTGACCTTGATTGGGGTGTGGATGGTGAAATTTTTGAAGTAACCAACGGCGATTTTCAGAAGAACACCCTGAAAATTTTTGGTTACGGCTATACCCATGAGAAGATGAAGGGGCTTCGTGATCTGTTTCAGAATACCAAAACCCTTTATGCGTACAAGCTGACTTCCGGGGGTACAAAGGCAAGCAACACTTTTGCAGAAGCCCTTTATTCCGGCGTTCGTGGTAATGATGTGAAAATCGTTATTCAGAAGAACGCTGACAATGAAAAGCTGTTCGATGTGAAAACGGTGCTTGACGGTGACATTGTGGACGAACAGACCGTTGAAAAGGCGGCTGAACTTGTCGCAAATGATTTCGTGAAGTTTAAGACTTCCGCAACGCTGGCAGTTACGGCGGCAACCCCGCTTGCGGGTGGTACGAATGGCACGGTGAACGGAACGGCTTATCAGAAGTACCTTGATAAGATTGAATCCTACACCTACAACACTATGGGCGTTGTGGTTACGGACGATACCACAAGGGGGCTGTTCAATTCCTTTGTGAAGCGTTTGCGTGATGAAATGGGTATCAAGTTTCAGCTTGTGCTTTATCAGTACGCTTCCGCTGACTATTACGGCACAATCAGCGTTAAGAACAAGGTTCTTGATGATGGTTGGAGTGAAGCAGCCCTTGTTTATTGGGTGACTGGCGTTTCCGCTGGTTGCGAGGTGAACAAGTCCAATCAGAACAAGAAGTACAACGGCGAATTTACCGTTGATACCGACTATACGCAGACTGACTTGCAGAAAGCGATTGATGCGGGTGAGTTCATGCTTCACAAGGTCGGTTCTGATGTGCGTGTACTTGAAGATATTAACACTATGGTTACTACTTCCGACACGCAGGGCGATGTATTCAAGGACAATCAGACCGTGCGTGTAATCGATCAGATTGCAAACGATATTGCGGTTCTGTTCAACACTAAATATTTGGGCGTTGTTCCCAACGATGCAGCGGGCAGAACTTCCCTTTGGTCGGATATTGTCCAGCACCATGAACAGCTTGAAGAAATCAGAGCGATTGAAGATTTCGCTGATTCTGATGTTGTTGTGGAGCAGGGCAACACAAAGAAATCTGTTGTGGTGACGGATGCAGTTACCGTTGTGAATGCAATGTCCAAACTGTATATGACCGTCACTGTTGCGTAAGGAAAGGGGTGAAAAGGCATGATTCAGAATGTGACTATGAAAGCGAAAGATACCGTCTTTGCGGCTTTGGCTGAATGCTTTGTTACTATCGGCACACGCCGTTATAACTTTATGCAGGCGATCAACCTTGAAGCAAAGTTTGAAAAGACGAAAACGGAAGTTCCCATTCTTGGCAAGACTGGCAAGGGCAACAAGGCTTCCGGCTGGAAGGGTACGGGTTCGGCAACCTTCCACTATAACACTTCTATCTTCCGTCAAATGATGATTCAGTACAAGGACACGGGCGAGGATATTTATTTTGAAATTCAGATTTCCAATGAAGATCCTACTTCCGGGGCTGGCAGACAGACCATGATCCTGATTGACTGTAACATTGACGGCGGTATTCTTGCAAAGTTCGATGCGGACGGTGAATATCTTGATGAAGATATGGATTTCACCTTTGAGGACTTCAAGATGCCGGAAGCGTTCAAGGACTTGGACGGTTTTCTTACTAACTAATCACTGACACGGCGGGTAATAACCCCTTATGTGGGCTTTATATAGGCTCATATAAGGGGTTTTATATTGCCCTTGATAAATAAGAAAGGAAGAATGTAAAATGTCTAAATTTAGCAAATTTATGAAAGCCAATAAGAAGGTAAAGGCTAACGAAATGCACCCTGTCACCAAATCCCTTTGTGATGAACAGGGCAACCCCCTTGATTGGGAGTTCAAGCATATCACTTCCAAAGAGAACGAGGAAATCAGGGAGAGTTGCACCATTGAAATTCCCGTTACTGGCAAGCCGGGTATGTACCGTCAGAAGATGAAGTCCAGCCTTTACATTCAGCGCATGATTGCGGCTTCCGTTGTTACCCCTGACCTGTACGATGCAGAGCTTCAGGACAGCTACGGCGTAAAGACCCCGGAGGAACTTCTGCTTGCTATGGTTGATGATCCGGGTGAGTATAACGAACTTGCCGCCTATGTGCAGAAGTTTCAGGGCTTCAATGTTTCCTTTGAGGATAAGGTTGAAGAAGCAAAAAACTAATAGAAGAAGGGGATTGGGAAGCGAATTATGCTTACTATGCCCTTCTGAAATTGCACATTCTACCTTCCGTTTTCCTTGCTATGGATGAACAGGAAAAAGCCTTTGTTGTGGCGGCGGTAAAGGTCAAAATCAAAAATGACAAGGAAAAAGAAAAGGAAGCAAAGCGAAAATCTAAAAAGAAAGGTAGGTGATCCGCATGGCTACAATCAGAACCGCTATTGAATTGCAGGACAATTTTACAAGTGTTCTGTATCAGGTTATCAATTCCGTAAATCTTGGGCTTTCCGCTATGGAAGATTTACACCAAAGCATGAACGCACAGGTTGACATTTCTTCCATTGAAGCCGCACGGGATTCTATCAATCAGGCTACGATTGCAGTTCAGGAATTGGATGCAGCTATGCAGGGTGTAGAAGCACCCACGATTCCCACACCTACCGCCCCCGTAAGTACAGCACCCGTGAACATTCCAACCCCGCAACCTACACAATGGCAGTCTTATGACGGGTTGGAGGTGTTCAAAAATACGGGTGTTGAACGCTTTGAACAGGAAGTTGCAAGCGTGAATTCCATGTTGCAGGATTTGAATGCAACCCAAAGCCACATTACACAGGCAGCGGCAGAAAGTGAAGTTCTTTCCCCACAAGCCCGCTATGATGTGGAAGCGGTTGAAAACAGGGTTCAGGCTTTGCAGCAGTCCATTGAACAGGTGGAACAAAACCCGCTGAATATCGGTTCTGATTCTGCAAATGCAAGTTTGGAGCAGTTAAGGGCAAGGCTTTCCGAAACCTTAGAACTGCAAGACAATCTGAACGCAGCTATGCAGGGTGCGGATATTTCCCAAATCAACGCCGCTTATTTGCAGCTTTCGCAGAATATCAGCGAAACTGAAAGAGTGGTTCGGGATTCCTTTGAGAATATCCCGCCTGTTGAAATCCCTGTCACTTGGAAAACGGACAGTTTGGAAGTTTTCACTTCTACGGGTGTAGATAGATTTCAACAGGAAGTTCAAAGTGCAAACAATATGTTGAACACTTTGAATACCACACAGGAACGCATTGCAAGCACGGCGGCACAAACCAACCTGTTCCCGGCAAGTGCTGTTGCTGATATGGGAAGAATGGGAAGCCGTTTACAGGCTATCCAGCAGCGCATTCAGCAGATAGAAAACAATCCCCTGAATATCGGAACGGAAACCGCAAATGCGGAACTGGAACGGTTAAGGGGGCAGTTGGATCAGGCGGTTCAGGAACA